CCACTGGCTAAGCGTATTCACCCTGTGGCCAAGCACCTCAATCAAAAACAATTTGCATCTGCTTTAGCGGATGGCCAGATTTTGATTGATCGTTTCCTTCACGCCACTGGCCTCACCAACCCGATCCCCTTCGATGAGGTGCTGTTTGAGTCCTGCTTCATGGTTGCTGAGGATAAGTGGTTAAGAGAGCGCACTCTAGCTGATATCAAGCGAGTTGCTGAAGCGAATCCCCCAGACTGGGATCCCCTTTTCACAAAGTTGTTCTTGAAAGGTCAGGTGGTGAGAAAATTGGGTGCTCTGAACGCTCTGGCTAAGCCCGGTCAGATCGTTACCACTTTTCCACTTGGCGCTATTTTCCATGAGGCGCCTTGGGCCACCTACGCTGAGGAGCAGCTAAGGCGCTTACTGCCCCCTCATATCTTTTTGTACGGTGGCAATACCCCGAGTGCTTTCCGCGGTTGGTACAAATCTCACTGGATCGCTGGTGAGTGTACTGGCACCGATTATACCTCTTGGGACACTGGTTGTAATGCCCCTTTCCTCGTGTTTGATGTGTGGCTCTTCCGCTATTTGGGGCTGCCCGAGGCTTTCATTGACCACTACGTGCATCGGAAGTTGAATGTGCGTTGCTTCATGGGAACCATGCCCATCATGCAGTGCTCCGGGGATCGTTGGACTTGGTTCCTCAATTCTATCAGGAACATTGCATTCACTCATAACAAGTTCTCGATACCCTGGGGCACTCCTCAATGCTACAGTGGCGATGATATGCTCCTATGTGGCTTTGCACACGTTCGCCGCTCCTTTGATCCCACTCGTTGGATTTTACAGGTCAAGCTTGAGCGGGGTCCTCGGTTGACATTCTGCGGTTGGCTGCTGGGGGAGCCTGATCTTACGATCGGAACCCACCAATTGTACGCAAGGTGTCGACATGCCAAGGCTGTCAAAGCTCCGCACAGCACTTGGCAAAATTATGCCCGGCTGGCTTTCCCGTTCCCGGGGGAATCAGTCATCCTCGATGATGAGCACCAGGCCGCCACAAACATAATCATCGAACAGCTCGCCCTATCGCAGGGCATCTCTGACCGTGTGGTCAGAGCGTCCGGCTCTCGACACCGTCGTGAGTTGGGCATCCTCGAACGATTTGAATGATCAGTTCGGGACATAAGATGTGACAGGTCTCTCGCCTGACGTAAATCACCTAGGAGGTCAATCCCTCGCTAGTGATCGCTTTCTCGATCCAAGTTTAGTAATTCGCCAGTAACCATGAAGGAAAAAAAACCTTCTCGACTGAGGCTGTGCCATATTCGTACGCACAGCTTGCACCTCCTCTCATAACGTAACCAAACGGTCTTGAGGTGCCTCTGCTAGGTCCGTCCCCTAGCAATAAATCTCCCATGATGCACACAAGACGGGCTACGCTGAGGCGCTGGTTAAGGCTGCTGCAGAGTCAACCAAGCCCGTGCTCGCTGACTGCCCCTTTGCTGAGAGGGAGCTCCGAGATAAGCTCCAGGCACGTGGC